ATAAAGAGACTGACCGCAACCGACAAATCATAGGATTTGAAGGCTATGCCCTTGCAAGACTCCAATCACTGGAGCAACTTGAAGCACAGGGTGAGTCTCTAGTTATTCAAGATTTCACTGCCGGTGGTGAACCCACAGAGGCAGTGGTGGAGCAGGTGACTTTCACCCGCACCTCACCACCGAACGCCAACTTCTCCGGCTACGGTGGAATCATTCAAGTAATCGCTCGTACTGTCGTCTAAACACAAAGGGAATACCGCAATGTCACCTGCTGATTGGGCTGGATTAGCCGTCTCTGTAACAACACTCATTGGCGCTGCTGCCATGGGAGTAAAGCACCTGACTAAACACTACTTGTCCGAACTCAAACCCAACGGCGGGTCAAGCCTCAAGGACAAGGTAAACCATCTTGAAGAGAAGGTGGACATTCTAACCGATTTAGTAAAAGAAGTTCTAAGGAAGTGAGCATCCATGAAGAAACCCCTTGCCAAAGTTGCCAGCCCTGCTGCATTAGCCGTGCTACGCCAGGCGACTGCTCTTGCACCACTACGCAAGAAGGCATCAGACGGGTTGCTCCCTTCCACTGCTCATTTCAAACAAAGTCCTAACTCAGACCACAACACCGGACTTGCGGTAGATTTGACCCATGACCCAAAGAACGGTATTGACTGTAAAGAAATCTATAAGCATCTCAAAGAGGATGACCGAGTTTCATATCTCATCTTCAATGGAAAGATTTGGTCCAAGCGGTTGGGTGAAAGAAAGTACACAGGTAACAATCCGCACAACAAACACCTCCACATCTCCATCAAGCCAGAGCGAGCCAATGACACAAGCCCTTGGTTCTGGTGGAGGAACGAACCCAAACTTGTAAATCAGGTGCTGGCTGGACTCAGCACACCGCGCTCTAAGAAACCCGCAAGGTTTCCTTCGCGCCCGATTCGCAAGACCAAAAAGAAAGGTAAGTAAATGGAAGTACTAAAGCAAGTATCCCTCACTTGGTTCCGTGCCTCTGCTGCTGCAGCCATCGCTCTCTACCTCGCTGGTGAGACTGACCTGAAAGTGCTAGGTACTGCCGCTTTAGCGGGTTTTCTTGGACCTGTTCTCAAGTGGCTTGACCCATCTGCGCCGGAGTTCGGCAGAGTAAAGTAGTTCGTTTAGACATACAAAGACCCCCGCTTCTCAAGAGAAATCTTGAAAGGCGGGGGCTTTTTTTGTTTTCTTCCCCAACTGGCATGCTTTCCCCGACATACCAGCGGGTACAGATTACTACCTATTGTCGGTCTTGTAAAACCCTGGACCCTTGAAGATTATCCCAGGGGCAGACCAGACTCTCTCCATGCTTATACCACAACATACAGGCTGGCGCTCCTCGCCCATCTCCCGCATCACCTCGTACTGGCTATTGCAGATGAGGCACTTGAACTCATATATCGGCATGGTCATTATCAATCGGTGTCGGTGCTGTCAGCAGTGCGCCACACTCATAGCACTCTGCATCAAGCAAATAAAAAACTACTTCTCCCTCATCAAACATGCAAGAAATACGCATCATTGCACACCCACAAGGGCAGGCGTGCGTTGGCACGCCCCTATAATCAGCCTTCGCAACAGGCTCTGTATGCTCCGGCTCACGCCTACGCATACACTTTACCCGTTCTCACGAACAGGATTATAGTGACGAACAGGCTGAAGCACAAATTTGTAATTCACCCTCGGCGTGTCGCAGGATAGAAGAGACATTGTGTAGTAAACTCCTCTATTGAAAGGAAGTTATATGTCTCTCGAAGAAAAGACGGGTAAGCCGTATATCAGCCACAGCGCCATGTCCACATGGCTCAACTGCGGTTGGTCATATTACCTCACCCGTATTCAGAATGTCCCGCAGAACCCCGCCTACTGGCTTGTAGGGGGTAAGGCTGTACACGAGGCGACTGAAATCTACGACACCACCCTTCCCTCCCTGCTCGGTAGTTTCGACCCATCGGCTGTGTTCAACGCCCGCTGGAACGCTAACTACGAGAAGGACAACAACGGCATGCCGTTTCGTGCCGGAGGTAGGGCGAGCAAGGCATATCCCAACAAGGAGGATGCCTCGTGGTGGCTTGACAATGGACCCAAGATGGTGGACTTCTGGATTCAATGGCGGGAGGTCAGCGGGTTCGTTCCCTATCAGACACCCTCTGGCGAGTACGCCGTTGAAACAGAACTCAGTGCCGAGGTAGGGGGAGTGCCCATGAGGGGCTTTCTCGACAGGCTCATGGTTTCACCAGCAGGGGAACTTGTCGTCATAGACATCAAGACCTCAACAAAAGCACCCGTAGCCAACACTCAGTTGGGTACCTATGCGGTGCTATGCGAGAAGTTGTGGGGTGTGCGACCTACCAAGGGAGCGTACTTCATGGCACGGACAGGCGAACTGACCGAGCCAGCAAACCTCTCGCACTACACCGAGCCACGCTTGGCAAGCCAAGTCAAGGGCTTCAAGATTGCAGTTGACAACAACATCTTCATCCCACAGCCAGGCTTCCTGTGTGGGACATGTTCAGTCAACCACGCATGCTACGCAGTCAACGGCAAAGACTCACACCTCTACCCCGAACTAGGAGATAACACGGATGAGTGAGAACTCAGCAATCCAAATCAACTGGAAGACCAAGCGCGATGGGATGTTGATAAACCTTCGTGCAAACACACCGGAGGAACTCGATGTCCTCCTTGATGGCATCACCCTTCGACTCACTGCACTGCTTGACCTAGAGCAGACAACTGAGAACATGGCTGGAACTGCTAAGGCGGTTGAGGCTGTACAGAACGCGTTTCCAAATGCACAGGTGGTCACACCTACACAGCCTGCACACAACTACGCACCAACTCCACCATCCCCTGGCAATGGAGCGCCTGAGTGCACCTGCGGTGCTGGTCCAATGCGCCTCGTTCCTGCTGGTATCAGCAAGTCAACAGGCAAGCCATACCGCGCCTTCTTCGCATGCCCACGCCCACAAGGTTCAGCATGCAAGAACAGGCAGAACGCATAGCCAATGCGCCTACTATCCCGTGCTATCAAGACTGCCTCGACAGGCGGTGCAACGCTTCCAACAGTGTGGCACACCTTTGCAGCGCAGCAGATAGCGTTTAGACGGGGCGAAGTCAGCATGATTGCGGGACCGCCAGGCGCTGGTAAGTCCACCCTGGCGCTGTCCCTTGCTGTTCGCGCTCGCGTTCCAACGCTGTATATCTCAGCAGACACGCACTCTCACACGATGAGTCTGCGTTTACTGGCGATGATTACGGGCATGCCTCAGTCAGAAGTCGAACCCTTGATGGAGCAGGACAGAGAGTGGGCAGGACAAATGCTCCGCGCCTCTGACCACATCTATTGGGAGTTCGATTCTGCGCCAACGCTCCGTGATGTTGAGGATGCAATCCTCGCATCGCGTGAGCGCTTGGGCAGGGATGTTGAACTCATCGTGCTGGATAACGCTGTTGATGTCACCCTTGATGGGCAAGATGAGTGGGGCGGACTACGCACCCTCATGCGTGAACTCAAGTGGTGGGCACGAGAGACGGGTGCAGCGGTGGTTGTCTGCCATCATACGAGCGAAGGTGTGTCTGGTAATCCATGCCCACCACGCAGTTCGTTGCATGGCAAGGTAGCCCAGACCCCATCTCTCATCCTCACAGTGCATGGACAAATCGCATCTATGGGTGTGTGCGCTGTAAAGAACCGATACGGACCAGCCGATGCCACTGGTGCTTCACCTGTGTGGTTGTCCTACGAGCCTGCAAGTATGCAGATTTTGGATTTGATGCAAGCATGAGCGACAAATGGATACTCAGATTAGTTGAGAACGCAGGCGACATGCTTGCGAGAGAAGACGACAAAGAGATTGCAGTACCAAAAGAGCCTCTAGTTGAGGACATGACACAGCACCTATCGTTTACACCGAAGCACTACCTATGGACTATTGGTTGGAGAACCTATGTTTGGCAAGAGAAAGAAACGGGGAAGTTCCAAGAACTTACCGAAGAGGAGTGGAATGAACTCGCTTCTGTCGGCACTGTCGGTTACTCCAGAGGAGATTCGGCAAGCGATGGAGCAGGCACCGATGCCACCGGAGATGAAGGAAGCAATCCTGAATGAACTTCCAAGTCTTGTGGAACATATTGATGAAGCGACAGCAAAAATCTTTGACCCTTCCAAAGTATGGTTGGAGTCAATCCAGTTCGCTGATTATGTTAGCCAAATGGCTGACCACCTACTCAGCGACTGCGGATGTACACCCGAAGACAAGTTCATCCTCGCAGAACAACTGAAATATATTGCTGAAACCTTCAAGGAAGTAGCCGAGTCCTCTATGCAAATCCTTGACCAGTCAGACAAGATTCTTGATAAGGAGTTAGACCATGGCTCACGGTAAAAACGAAAGCCTCTCGGTTATCTGGTGCGACAACGGCAACACAGACGGCAAGTTTACCGAGGGTCTTGTTTACACGATGATTACCAGCGAGGTTCGTATCACGAACGCCATTCGTGTACAGGGTAATCAAATCGCACGCCAACGCCAAGCAGCCATCGAAATGTGGGGCAAGGTTGGTACCGACTGGGCACTCTGGGTTGACTCAGACATCGTGCTCACGAAGGAAGTGCTAGAGATACTATGGGATTCAGCCGATAGGCTGGCTCGTCCCGTGGTGTGCGGTGTGTACTTCATCTCCAAGCAGAGCGAAGGCACACTGATGCAACCGATGCCCGTCCTCTTCAATGAGGGTGAGACTCAGTATGAAATCAAGTACCTCCACCCGCTCCCTCACAACCAACTGGTGCGTATTGACAACGCAGGCATGGGCTTGGTACTCATGCACAAGAGCGTACTTGACCGTCTAAACGATAAGTTCCCAGGCGACTTCTGGTTTGGCGAGAACAACGAGACTGGTGAGAAGTTTATTGGTGAGGACATCGCCTTCTTCCGCAAGGTGCGTGCCTCCGGTATTCCTATTCACGCACACACTGGCGCTCTCGTCAAGCACATGAAGCGCTTTTCATTCGACCACGCCTACTACAACCTGTACTGGTCAGCAGTCGAAGCAGCCGAAAGGAGAGAGCGCGATGCCAAGTCCGCAGATGGCGAACAAGCGTAGAGGTGCAACCTTCGAGATTGAACTCGCCGACTGGTTCGTTGAGTCCGGTCTAAACGCACAGCGCCTGCCTCGTGCAGGGCGTAACGATGTGGGTGATGTGTTCGTGCCTGGCAACAATGGCATTTATGTCGTGGAAGCCAAGGCTCCTCGCAGAGACGGGCGCATAGATTTATCAGGGTGGATTCGTGAGGCTGAGATTGAGGCTCTGAACTATAAGATTCAGAAGAACCTTGCCGTCATGCCTAACCCACTGGTGATTATCAAGGCAAGCAACCGACCTATCAGCGATGCTTATGTGGTGCAGAGGTTAGGCAATGTCTTCCCAAACCTCTAAGCACGACATGGTGCGGGTGCTGGAGCACTACGGCTTTGTTATCCCAAGCAATCGCGGTGGGTGGCAGTCGGTCAGGTGCATGTTTCACAATGACCATATCAAGTCTGCCCGTCTAAACATAGACAAGGGTGGGTTCCGCTGCTTTGCGTGCGATATGGCTGGAGATGTTTATTCACTGATTATGAAACGAGAAGGAGTCAACTATGCCGAGGCTCTCAAAATCGCAGAGAGAATCACTGGCGAAAGCCACGGAGAACTACGAGCAAAACCTAGACGAGGTGCTTCCTTATCTGGCGGGTCGAGGTATAACGGAGGAGACGGCTCGTATGTTCCGCCTCGGCTTCGTAAAGCAACCTGAGACTGGACACGAGCCATACATCGGCAAGTTATCCATCCCATACTTGACTCCATCGGGGGTGATTGATATTAGATTCCGCAGTCTAAACGCAGATGCGGGACCGAAGTACATGTCCCGACCTGGCGCTAGTACCCATATCTACAACATCAGTGCACTGGAGAAAGACAGCGATGTGCTGGTCATTTGCGAGGGCGAGATAGATACCATCATCGCTACGCAGGTCGGGTTCGCAGCCGTTGGCTTGCCTGGTGCTAACAACTGGAAACCTTTTTACTCCCGTGTCCTTGCAGACTGGGAAAAGATTATGCTCTTCTGCGATGGGGACAATGCAGGGCGTGAGATGGCGAAGAACATTAGCCGTGAGTTAGACAATGTGTTCCCCGTCTTTATGCCTGACGGCGCTGATGTAAACGATGTGTACCTATCCGAGGGAGCAGATGGCTTGCGGAAACGGATGGGTGTTTAGATGCAGTACCCAAACTGGTTCCAAGCCACTGGTGCGCAGGCTAACTTCGAGCGCCACCTCATGCAGTTCAAGGATAAGCCCGTTCAGTTCCTACAGATAGGTGCCTTCACTGGCGATGCTTCTGTGTGGATGCTAGAGAATGTACTTACCCACGCACACGCCACGCTCACCGATGTAGATACATGGAGGGGTAGTGACGAGAACTCACACCACGCCATGGACTTCGAGGATGTGTACTCCGTTTACACGGACAAGATTAGGCAGTACGAGAATGTTCATGTGTTCCGAGAGACGAGCGATAGTTTCTTTGAGAGCAACAACATGACCTATGACTTCGTTTATATTGATGGCGACCACACCGCCTTCGGTGTGATGCGTGATGGCATGAACGCCTTTGATTGCCTCAATGTGGGTGGCATCATCGCCTTCGATGATTACCACTGGAGCGAGGGCAGGGGCAACTTCTATGAGCCACGCCCTGCAGTAGATGCGTTCTTCAATATCACGCGGGACAAAATCAAAGTTATCGAAATCGGCTGGCAGGTCTGGATACAGAAGGAGTTTGTCTAAACATGGCTAAGAACTCATCGTTTGATTTGGACTTTGGTTACGGGCGTAAGGGTGAGCAACTCGTAGAGGAACTACTCACCAATGGTAAGAAGGTAGAGGTCAAGAGAGATAGGAAATGGTGGGTCACTAACAACATCTATGTCGAGGTGGAGTGCTGGTACCTGAAAACTGAGTCGTGGGAGAAGTCAGGAATCATGGTGACTGAGGCTGACTACTGGGCGTTCGTGCTGGAGCAGGGCGTACTCATGGTGCCCACTAGCCATGTGCTCTACGCAGTCAAGGAGTTTGGGCGCGACATTACATGCGACATCCCACCAAACAAGAGCAAGGGCGTGCTGATTACCGTTGATGATTTGCTGATGGCTATGCGTAAACTAAAGAATGATAAGGGTCAATCCAATGGATGAACAACAACTGCGTGAGCAGATAGCCTTAGAACTAGAGAGACAGGCAACCTACGCGATGATAAGTAGCGAATACAACTTCAATGATACCGCTGTTCGTGCCAAGACTTACTGGCATGCTGCTGAAATTGTGAGGCAATCCAATGGATGAGCAGGACAAGGTATGGGAAACCATCTACGGAGTGGCGAGGCAGGTAACTACCCGCAGTAATCGTATCCATCGTGGCTTGGTATCCACTGATGATATGTACCAACACCTATCGCTATGGGCGCTAGAGCACTGGCATAAGGTGGAGCAATGGCAGGCAGAGGACAGCCTGAAATATAAACTGCGCAAGACTTTCTTCAATGAGGCGCAGAAGTATGTGGCTAAGGAACGCAGTCGCCATGCGCGGGTGCCCGTCACTGACTCGTTCTACTACACGCTTGAAGTCTTGCATGAGTTGCTTCGTGATGTGTGGTCACATGAGGGGTGGACAGATACACCCGATATGGCTAACGAGTTCGTCACTCACTCGTCTAAACCAAGTGAAGGTGGCAATCGCCTGGCGTTGTTATCAGATGTGCAGGCTGGTCTTGACCGTCTAAACGACACTGACCGTGACCTGCTGCGGATGCGGTATTCCAATGGGGGTATGGAGTTTGGTGCGCTGGCTGAATCTCTAGGTGCATCGGAAGAAGCGGTACGCAAGCGAGTCAAGCGGGCGCTGGTGCGCCTACAGGACAGGCTTGGTGGTGAAGCGCCGGTCTGGTATGGCAGAAGAAGGCGCATGTCTAATGAGCAAGCACGGCAAGAGATAAGAGAACAGGACAACCAATGATTATCGGACTGAGTGGATATGCACGAAGCGGTAAGGACACGATGGCATCAACCCTATGTCTAAACTACGGCTTCCGGCGCGTGTCCTTTGCTGACCCAATGCGTGAGGCTATCCTCATCCTGAACCCGAAGATAGACAGCATCACTCATGTCGCTCACTATGTTGAGGACTACGGGTGGGACATGGCTAAACAGAACCCTGAGATTCGTAGGTTGTTGCAAGTATTCGGCACCGATGTGGGGCGCAGGATGTTCGGCGAGAATGTCTGGATAGACATGGCGTTCAAGGACATCAAGCCCGATGAGAATGTGGTGATTGCAGATGTTCGATTCCCCAATGAGGCTGATGCTATCAAGCAACGGGGTGGTAAAGTCATTCGTGTAAACAGGCACAACCACAGCGCAGTCAACAGGCACAAGTCTGAGATTGCCATGGATAACTATATGTTTGACCATGCTATCTACAATGACGGAACGCTTGACGACTTCACCGAAAACATTTTCATGTTGATGAAGAGTGCGTTTAGACAATGACCGATGATGAGTTCGTCGAGCGTTTCAATGAGTTGCATAAGTATATCTTGGAGCGATTCCATAAGAAGATTGATTACGCGAAGATGAACCCTGACTCTCCCGCTTGCTTGCCTGATAAGAGATACTGGGAGGGTTGGAACGCTGGATTAGATTGGGCGCACCGTATCGTGCGTGGTGATAAATCCGCTGATTGAAATAGAAACACCCGCCACTGGGACTGGAACCAAGTGACGGGTGTTTGTCCTATTATAGGGGCAAGAACTCACTTGCTGTCAAATCGTTGACTCCCCATTTCATAGCCTTGCGATAAAGCACACGCTGTTCTTCGGTCAAGCCTCCCCAAATCCCGTACTTCTCGTGGGCTAGTCCCCATTCCATGCACGCATCCCGCACTGGGCATAGGTGGCACAGCATGCTGATGAACCTCTGTTGCTGTACTGGCTCTCGCCTGCCTTCGGGGTAGAACTGATTAGTGTCCATCCCCTTACACGATGCACCCTCGAACAAGTCGGGTTCATACTGGAGTTGGTAGTAGGTCAAGCCCTTAGACTCCCACTGCTTCTCAATCTCGTGATGCTCCGGCTTGATGTTCATTAGTACCACCCTCTCGATAGGTTGCTTCCGAGTGCCTTGCAGATGTTGCCACCGTACTTGCGCTGGATATATGCAAGCCCTGCTTCAACCTGCACGAACCCGTTGTCTGTGCGCTTGAAGCCCACCAAGTCCCATGTGACCGGCATGAACTGGGCGATACCGTAGGCACCCGATGCTCTGTTGTATGCCTTGGGTCGCCAGTTGGATTCGCGTGTCCAGAGTTCGTGTAAACAAGACCACTGCTCCAACTTCCCCATCTGTGTGAGCATGTCCACTGCGTACCGTTGGTACTCGTTCTCGTGGTAAGCAACCACTGTGCCGACGACGGGGTGGTGTTCGATGTATCGACTGGTGCTTGCTCCATTAGGCTTGTCAAAGAATCGGTTGTCGATGGCTAAAGTTGCACCAACTACCAAAGCGTAAATCAATACCCGTCTAAACACGAGGCACCTCTTTCGCTACATGTCTGATGAACTCGACAATCCACTCCGGCACATCCAAGTCGTACCCTTCCTCATCGGATGGACCCATCACGATGGCGTTGCCGAAGAGAATGTCCTCCCCGTTGAGTAAGAATGAAAGCCCACCCGCAACGGCGTTGATAGGTAGGTCGATGAGCCTGCCTTCCTCGTTCACATAGATGGTGGCAACCTCGTTCTCATAGGTGTGGTCGAAGAGGCGCACCGCTTCAATCAGACCTCCGACTACTTGCTGGTAGTCCTGCAACTGTGTAAACACACGGTGCTCCCATGTACTGCCAGGGTAGATGATGATTCCTTTGGCTCTTTCAGTCATGGTACTGACTCTCCTCACTGTTCTTCTTGATGTCGTTGATGGTTGGTTCTGTGTGTCGCTCACACCACCGACACATCCCCTTCCTTTGGATTTGGATGGGGGTGTGTGGGTAGGTGTTACAGATGGGGCATTTCATGATTCGCTTTCCCTTCTTCGATGCTCTTCTTTAGGTCGTTGATAGTGGGCGCGAGTCCTTCGTCCTCGCACTGTGTGAAGTGCTTGCTCAGTGTGCGATTACTGTACCGTTCACCGCAGACACCGCACCTCATCGTTCGCTTTCCTTGAAGTCATCACGGCATCCGTCACACCACTTGCTTACTGATGTGCGGGGTTCGTTGCACTCGCAGATTTCGCAGAGCCTCATGATAAGTCCAATGGGCAGTGCTTCTTGTGGCTTTCGCTGATGTCACGCTCACAACTAGAGCACACGAGGCGCTCGCCTTGGCGGATGTAGTTGCTCATGTGTTTAGACACCTCATCATCTCGTTGAGTTCGGAATAGGACAACTGCTTGCTGATGTAGTTGCAACCGTCCGGCGTTTTCCTGTCGGTCAGTCCGGCAACCTTGACCCAATCGCGGTACGGCATGGCTCCACTGTATGCCTTCATGAAGAGTGTCGCCGATAGATAGAGTGGGTACTCGTTGTTGATGTAGAGCGCCACATTCCATGTCTCGTAGTTCTTCCAGCCTTGGTAGGTTGTGCTCATTAGAAGGGGCGCTCCTCACTGTTGGCTAGGCGCTGTTGCAGAATTTTGTTCACCTTGCGGAGTTCTTTGTACGCCTGCTCCAGACGCGAGTGTTGGATGGTTGTGTAAACAAGCAAGCCCACCGACACTGCTGAGACTGCGGTAAGGGCGAGGATTGTTCCAGTCATGATGTTCCTTTCTGTGTGAGTATTTCCCACATGCAGAGGATGGCACTGCGCCAGATAAAAGTCAAGAAAGAAACCAAAAAATATAAAAAAGTTTTAGTGTCTAAACACTGAAGACCGTGGTTGCAGCGGCTTGTCTAAACACCTGGCTAATAATCATGCGGCGCGGTACTACTGTGTCTAAACGAAGAAGCCCCCCACCTGTTGGCGAGGGGCTGTCTGCGTGGCGTGGGTTAGATGGCAAGTTGCTCCGTCTCCTCGTCTGTCCATCCATCGTACTCCCACCATCCGCGATAACTCTTGGTTGACTTGCGCGGGGTAAATCGGTTGAACTCGACAATCTTGCCAGCCTTGACCTTGAAGTACTCGCCCTCGGAGGCGCTGTATTTCCAAGCGAGGTCGCTGTCTAGCATGATGCCAGCGTGTTCGATAGTTTCCTCGGTGGAGCCATAGACAAGTGAGCCACCAGTCGTCTGACCAATCCAGAGTGGGGATGAGTTGACTCGTGCAAGGTGCAGGGTGTCGGGCTTGTCCTGTTCAAGCCAAGCCAGCGATGCGGTGCCCTCCACCTCGGTGAGGAGTTGGGTCGGGTGGTCTTTGCCGAAGGCGAGGAGTGCGGTCACTGCCTCGGAGTCAACAAGTCCGTGTCGCTTGACCCGTAACTGTCTAAACAAGTCCTTGTCGTTGGCGATGTGCCCGTTGTGTGTGAGCACGATGCGCCCGCGAGGGATGGGGTGGTTGTTGTTGTTGTTCTGCGGTGTGCCTTGCGTTGCCCATCGCGTGTGCAAGATAGCGGTTTGTGCCCGCCTGCATAGGTGAGCGCCTGCCCTGCGCACATATTGTGAGGCAGGGATAGGTGCCTTGCGGATGACCCGCCCGCCGGAGCCTGAGTCAATCCATGCTGAGCCGGTCGCGTGTTGTCCGCGGTGTTCGATGTCGAGAAGCATCTGACCTGCAAGGTCTGCAATCTCGGCGGTCTGATGTTGCTGAGTGCTGAGGCAATAGCCTGCGATTCCACACATGTTAGTTAGTCTCCAGTCTGTCGGGTTGTTGAGGGGCTGAGTATAGCACTGTGCTCATCGCACATCTCCACCATCGCGCCGGATTTCTTCCCGACACTCTTGGCACATCGCATCCCGCCGGAAGTACTCTCGCCCGCGGGTGTTCTTCTTCTTTAGCCAGACGATAGAAATATCCTTCTCCTCTTGGCAGTGTAAACACATCGTGCTCATCGTTCACATCCTTTGCATGAAGGGCGCAGGCAATCCCCGCAGATGACTCTTTCGTTTAGACGGTCGCTCATGAGTTACCGTCCAGGCATTCGATGACGGTACCGAAGCACCATCCGGAGCCATCCCACCAGATATGGGTGGCGATGTAGTAGATGCCAGTAATGGCGAGCGTGGTGAGGAGGGCGACAACGATGCGCCCGCGCTTGGTCAGTTTCATGTTTAGACATTCCTTCCGGTTGCGTGCTCGTGCTCTGCCTTCTGCGTGATGTAATTGAGTTCCGCGCTATACCTGAGGAGAAGGTCTAGGAGGTCTTGATGATTGGCAGAAATGTCGAGGGTTCCGACTTTCCATAACCATGCGGTGAGTTGCTCTTGCGCTTTCATGATTCTCCAGTCTTGTCTAAACGCTGACGGTCTTTCCGTCGCGTTCGTGGGGTGGGCGGGAGTTGCACCCGCCTACGCTGTCCACCCCTGCCCGCGGTTAGCGGGCTAGTTCGTCCGCTCTGCCTTTGAGGTAACGGTTGGTTGCCTCGCTGAGGGTTCCCACAAGGGTGAGAAGGTCGAGGAGTTCGCCTACCTTGGCAACTCTGTCCACGGGTTGGCTCCACTCGTTGGAGTGGTCTAAACGGCTTCCCGCCTTGGAGTAGTTCGCGATGGCGCTGACGAACTCTGCCCATGCTTTGACCTTGGAGCCGTTGAGAGTTCCGTGATGTAGGCGTACCTCCACGGTTCCGTGGTTACGGTACGCATCGAAGTTGAGGGAGCGATAGCGCCCATTTAGTCCGATGTTGCGGATGGAGCCGTTGCGGATTGTCTCCACTTGAGAATCGAGTTCCGCAAGCGCCACCGGCACGCAAAACCGATTGTTTAGACGGGATGGAGCAACGAGCGCGCCGATGGTGGCATGCGCGAGGTTCCAGTTCCACGCGAGATTCGCCAAGCCCTCCAGCCCGTATTCATCCGCGCCAAGATGGACATGGAGTCCGCACTGCTTGTTCACGGTTGCGCCACCGATGCGGAGTGCACGGGTTGCGGTCTTTGCCTCGTCTAAACGCTCGGCGGTCAGAATCGGGCTAACTGCCTCGGCGCTGACATGATGCGTTCCGTCACGCTTGACCTGCCAAGCGATGCCGGCGCGGTTGATGAGGGATTGAGCGCTCGGGATGGATATGTCGCTCACCTCTAGTTCGATTCCGAAAGTTTCCATGGTTCCAGTCTCCTATCGTCTAAACGGTTAGTTGGCTTCGGTGAATGATTGATGGCATGCAGGGCACACGGGTGTGCCTAAACGGTCAAGCGTGGCACGCGAGACTCGGGCGATATAGTTGCAGGGGAGGCACGCCACCTTCAAGAGGCGGGTGGTCTGCTTCTTGACCTCCGGCAGGGTGACGGAGGCGTGAGGGTAGGCGGGGAGTTGGCTGAGGATGTTCTCAGCCCATGATGGCAAGCCCTCCGCGTTTAGACGGAGCGCTTGGATTGCTTGGCGATAGGTGGCTCCTTGCTTGTAATCGCCAAGCACTACGGCTACGAGGAGAGGGAGCACGGCACGCGCCACCTCTTCATCGGTGTCGATTTCCGGAGTGACAAAAACCTCGGCATTGAACTCATCGGAGTTAGTCGGAGGGATGAGGGAGGCGGTTACCTTCTTGCGCTTGCCTTGAGTTGCAGGGAATCCGCAGGAGAGGCGAACGGACACCTCCTCTTCGGCATAGGGGTAGTGATTGGTTATGAATGGAATGGCGCGATTCGCCAACTCTTTCAGCCATGTCTCGCGATTCATGTCTTGCTCCAGTCTTAGAACACTTGTTCTAATCGCTACGGGTGGCGCTTTGCCACCTCGTCATTATTCAGTTGTAGTGCGCATCTTTGTCCTCGTGCCGGTAGGTGTCAAGTCTAAACGGGCAAGTCGCAAAGATTTTTTTATGAGACGGCATCTCAATATGTGAGACGGGAAGAGGGTTAGGTTGTTGAACTTTCAACTACCTGCCGGAGGATGCGGGGCGGGGCGATGTCCGCGGGGCAGGTGTCTAAACGCGGGCAGGGCAGACCATGCGGGGCGCGGGGCTATGTCTGCACGGGGCGCGACTAGGGATGAGGGAGTAAGTGCCACCGCGCCCGCTAGTGCTTGCTCCTGCCAATGCTTGGCATGCCATGCCTTGCAAAGTGATGAGTGATTGCATGCAAAAGCGCTTGCAAGTGGATGAGCGAGACCCCAGGGTTTATAAAATGGGGGCGAGCGTGTGTGTATATCTCTACCTACATAAGTTTGCTAGGATTCGTATATGCCTTCTGACCTGCACTTTTACTACATCCATAGGATGTGGCATAAATCACACCCCAGAAAGTGTCCGGTAGGACCCTTCTGGACACCTATAGTATAAGTGAGGAGGCGAAATCGCCGGAGCCTCCGAACGCTAAGCAGCGACCCCAAGGGTCGCCCCCTAAAAGAAGCCCTAACCTTCGGGCTTCGTTAGGACTACGCCCTTCGGTTAGGAGTAAGCCCAAGGCTCCCATAAGCCCGCCTTGGTACAACCTATGGAAAGAAAACGAACTACCGCTGCTTCTCACAAAAGCGATGCCATCAAGAAGCAAATCATAGATTTTCTGATGCAAGGCTACTCAGTCCAACGAGCCATGGATGCCGTTGGACGAAGCATCAAAACTTACGAGTACTATCGAAAGACTGACTCTGAGTTTGCTACCGCCATCGACAAAGTACGGTCCATGACCGCCAGGGGTGAGATAGGCGGGGCACGAGGCGAAGTACCACCCTTTGCCGAGTTCTCTGAGAAGTACCTGGGAACTAAGGTTTTCAAGCATCAGCAGCATTGGATTGACTTATTGGAGGGTAGAACCCCTGAGGATGTCCACCCTGCCATAGCCTACGAACAAGGCTCACCCGACTTACTCATCGTCAACACCCCACCTGAGCACGCGAAGTCCACGACCATCACGGTCAACTACGCCGTCTATCGGATTTGCCAGAACCCCAACATCAGAATCATGATTGTGTCGAAGACACAGGCTATGGCACAGAAGTTCCTGCTCTCCATAAAGAACAGACTAACGCATCCTAGATACCAGGACTTACAACTGACCTTTGGACCTCCAGGGGGTTTTGAGAAGAACTCTGATTCGTGGAAGCAGGACTTGATTTACCTATCCTCCGAAGCCAGGGACTCTGGCGAGAAGGACCCTACGGTGCAGGCTATCGGTATCCGAGGGCATATCTACGGTGCTCGTGCCGATTTGATTATCATGGATGACTGCGTGGACCACACCAACGCCCATGAGTACGAAAAGCAGATTGACTGGATTCAGTCGGAAGTCATGTCTCGTATTGACAACGATGGGGGCAGACTACTCGTTATAGGCACCCGTCTAAGACCCAGAGATTTGTACTCTGAACTGCGCGACCCTATGCGCTATCCGGACGAGACTTCCCCTTGGACTTACTTCGCACAACCCGCCGTCTTGGAGTTTGACGAGGACCCCGCCAACTGGGTCACCCTCTGGGCTAAGACCAACATGCCACCCGTATCCGGCAAGGGCGAACCTGACGAGGATGGGTTGTACACAAAGTGGGATGGGACAGCACTTCACAAGAAGCGCTCCCGCATCTCCCCGAACCTGTGGGCTATGGTCTATCAGCAGCAACAGGTACAAGAAGATTCAGCATTTCCTTCCGATGCCATCAAAGGCGTTATCAACGGCGCTCGCAATGTCGGACTCATACCCCGCGGTAAAGCAGGGAACCGACCCAATGGCATGGATGGACTTATCGTTATCGCCGGTCTTGACCCCGCAGGCTCTGGCTACACCGCAGCAGTATGTCTGGCATTGGATGTATCCACCCAGAAGAGATACCTGTTGGATGTCTCGAACAAGCCTGGTATGAAGCCTGATGAAATCAGAGCGCTCATCAAGGGTTGGACCGACAGATACCGAGTCTCTGAGTGGCGTGTTGAGAAAAACGCTTTCCAGACCATGCTCACTCAGGACCGTGAGGTACGGGAATACCTGTCGTCACGGGGTGCAATTTTACGCGAACATCACACGGGTCAAAACAAATGGGACTCTAACTTCGGAGTTGCATCCCTGACGACCCTCTTCCATGGCTATGAAGAAGACGAAGCGCTCATAGAGTTCCCGTCCACTCACGCCTCCGAAGGAATCAAGTCTCTTATAGAACAACTGGTGACATGGTATCCGGATGCGCCTAAGTCGCAGAAGACAGATACCGTCATGGCTTTCTGGTTCGCAGAACTAGGCTGCCGTGACCGTCTAAACAGTGCTCGCTCATTCGCCAGGACTCATAATCGTATGAGCATGTTCCACACGAAGTATGACCAGTCCAGGCAAGTAACAGTCAACCTATATGAACAAAACTACGCATAGAACAGGAGGTGGGTGTGGCGCTCACTCCAAGTGAAATTGCAGACAACTTTGACCGCATCAAGGCAGACAACGCCGAACGCGATTCGCGTATGGAAGAAGTCCTGCTCGTCCGTCAAGGTCGCATGCGAGATGTGTACCCAGACCTGTTCCCAGATGGTCCATTCCAAGACCCAATCGTTGCGAACATGGTGGACATCTCCGCCCGCGATTTGTCTGAGGTCATCGCGCCCCTACCGGCTTTCAACTGTAACTCGCCTACGATGGTTTCTGAGAAGGAACGCAAGAAGGCTGACAAGCGTGAGGAAATCGTCAACGGCATCGTTGACTTCTCCGACTTGTCCACACAGATGTTTACCGCTGCTGACAGGTATGTAACTTATGGCTTTGTGCCTGCACAGGTTGAAGTGGACATGGACAACAACATGCCACGCATCCGCTTCCTCGATGCTTATGGCTCGTACCCAGTCATTGACCGATTCAACCGAGTCACTGCTTTCTATCAGAGAATCAACAAGACCACGCAAGAGTTGATGGCTGCATACCCAGAGTATGCCCACATCATCTATGACCGTGATGCTTCGTCTTCCATGGTTGAGATTGTTCGCTACCACGACAAGGACCAGGATGTTCTCTTCATTCCATCACGCAACAACCTCGTCATAGACCGTGCACCTAACCCACTGGGTGAGTGCATGATTCGTGTGGTCAAGCGACCATCTCTTGACTCGCAAACACGCGGTCAGTTCGATGATGTCTTGGCTATTCAAGTTGCCAAGGCTCGCTATGCACTGCTTTCTCTTGAGGCTGCTACTAAGGCAGTTCAGGCTCCTATCGTTGTTCCACGAGATGTAAGCGAGTTAGCCCTTGGACCAGACGCTATTATCCCTACTGAAAACCCTGCAGCAGTACGCCGAGTTGCGATTGAAATACCGCCAGGCGCTTTTGCTCAGCAACAGGTCCTTGAAGGCGAACTGCGACTAGGAAGCCGTTACCCAGAGTCTCGTACCGGAAACATTGATGCTTCCATCGTCACAGGTCGTGGCGTGCAGGCTCTCATGGGTGGCTTTGATACCCAAATCAAAACAGCGCATGCAATGTTTGCTCGCGCCTTTGTCGAACTCCTTAGCCTTTCACTCAAGGTTGATGAGAAGATTTTTGGCGATATGGAAAAGCAACTTCGTGGCACCCGCAACGGAACTCCATACAACATCAAGTACAAGCCAAAGCGCGACATTGATGGTGACTACACCGTTGATGTGCAGTACGGTCTTATGGCTGGACTTGACCCGAACCGAGCACTTGTCTTCGGACTACAGGCACGCGGTGACAAACTCATCAGCCGTGATTTCCTTCGTCGTCAGATGCCATTCTCCTTCAACGCAACTCAAGAAGAAGAGAAGGTTGACACCGAGGAACTGCGCGATGCGATGAAGCAAGCAATCGCTTCCTACGCACAGGCAATCCCTGCGCTCGCCAGCCAAGGTCAAGACCCATCCGACATTCTCTACAAGTTGTCTTATGTCATCAATGAGCGACAGAAGGGAACCTCAATCGAGGTTGCAGTCTCTGATGCGTTCAAGCCACAGACTCCCCCACCTGGCGCTATGACCCCTGGAGGAATCGTAAGTCCCGACATGATTGGGCAACCAGGTGCGGCAATGCCAGGTGGTGAGGGTCTTCCAGAAGGACTGAGCGCTACTGGTCGTATGGTCGGTGTTGCTCCAGGACAAGTTGCTCCAGGTGGACGACCAGATGTTCAGTCGCTCCTTGCAAGTTTGACTCAACGAGGCGAGCCGAATCTACAGGCATCCCTCATCAGACGACTACCAGCATAGGGGAGGTGAACATGAAGAAAGCATCAAAGTTGGCGAAGGGCTACAGCAAGAAGCCAGCGAACCAAGGGTCCGCAGGTAAGCCAAATGTACAGAAGCCTATGTTGGCAAAGAAGGCATCGTCTAAGGGTGGCAAGGTCTATCAGACCGCAGCACCACGAGGCACACGCGGAAGCAAGAACAAGTAATTCAGTGACCTGAGCAAGTCCATAAACTGCTCATAACAACTGACCTTAGGTGGGAGGAAAAATGGCATTGCCAAGAGAGCAGAACTTTCAGGTATCTGCAACCGGCGGTGCGGGCACGGATGGACAGCCTGCGCGATATGCAGCAGGTGTCGATAATGCTGGAGAGTTCTATGACATCCAGACTCAAGCACGCATGGCTGGTAAGAATCCAGCAGTAAGTCGTGTGCCATCTCCGTCAGGACAGCGCCCGTTTCGTGGCGACTCAGCCTCACCACTTGTGCCACTTACGGCACCAACACAGCGCCCAGAAGAAGATGTCCGCATGGGTTCAGCCATGGGCATGGAAAGCATGTACGCAACTGACAACACTGCTAATGCAGAAGATGCTGCTCGTATGCGTGAGGCGCTTCCATATCTGTCCGTCTTGGCTGAATTGCCAGAAGTATCTAACGCCTATCGCAACTATGTGCGATACCTACGAGGCATTCTGTGAATTTTCTTGACTCGCTCGGCAAGGCTGCTGAAAAAATACAATCAAATGGGTTTGCCAAGGACATTGGCTTACCGACTCTTATGTTTGATGTTGCCAGCATTGCCTCGAACGACAAGAACTGGGTAGGAGATGCGTTCAATATCGCTGCATCTTCCTTTAGAAGTAGCGTTCTAGCAGCATCGTACCCAATCCGCAAGACTGCGGGCGCTGCTTTCAACAAAGTTTTGCTTCCTACAGCGCAGTTGTCTTACCAAGTTGGTGGCAGATACCTGCGTGAGCCACTTTCTGCAGCGCTTTTGACCGCTGCAACGGGTGATGTCAAGAAGTCATGGGAAAACCGCGACGAGATTTCCGCTGGTCAAGCCCTTGCCTACCTTGGCGACAGGATGACATTCGGAGCAGCACCGTTTATACCGCAAGACTTCGACATCTTCAACCCCAATGACCGCAAGATTTTTCAAGAGGACTGGACTCTTCGCACCCTTACAGGCGCTTACGACACATTCTTCACAACAGTTACAGACCCGCTAGGCAAAATAGGAAAAGCAGCAGGTCTTGCTAAGAAGGCACTGGTTACCCGTCCATTGGGTATGGCAGATGCCAATATGAAGACCCTGGCTCGTGAGTTTTTCGTACCGAAGTCCATCCGCTCTACCACGATTATGTCCCCCCAGACCCTTGCTAAGGGAATCAACGAGGGTCGTGAAGAAGGTGGCGAACTTTATAACACGCTTTCGTGGTTTGCTAAGAGCGACCAGATTGCAGTGCGTACACACCCCATGGTTGCAGCATCTACTGATGCAGACACTCTCTCATATTTGTTGGGTCAGGCTAAAAGCGTTGATGAAGTAGCGGACACACTCCTTGCAGTATCGGTCCGCGATACCGAGGCTATGGCTCGCTTAGTGCAAACTCGCAAGCAAATGTCTTTTGTCTTTGACAAACTCAAGGACACACCACGCACCCAAAAGCAAGCGTTGGATAACATACCAACCAACGGTATTGTCGAAGATGCCAATGTCTTGGCAGCAGCAGATGATTTGCTTGCCACATTGGGCGAGGACCCATACTTCAAGGCTCTTTCTACCTTTGACGATAGAGCAGCAGATTTGAGTAAGCGTACATTCGGTACGCCAGTATTTGAGAAAATGGCTATCAACCGTGCGGAACGCCGTGCTGCCAGACTCAAGGATTTTGACCGCCCCACTTCCTTTCCTACGGTAGGATACTTCCAGCCAACCAAGTACCACCCACTCGTGGCGGTAGTCAACTTCGGTGTAAAGAAGGTCGGAGATGGATTTGCTGAGAAACCAGCAGGTTATGTCAACCTCAATGACTCTGATTCCTTTACTGAAATTGCGGCATTTGGCAACCTTCTGCGCCGTGTTGTTGGAAATGGCGCAAGAGAGACAATCCAAAGACACCTAGAGGATTACATCAAGTCTGGTGGTACACCTGAACTTCGTGCCCGTGTCGTTGAGTCTTTTGAGGACGAGTCCATTGCTCTCATCAACCGCAGACTCGGAGTAAGTGACGAAGCAGGTGCTGCTATCTGGGCAGCGTATAAACAACGCCGTAACACCGCCCGTCAAACAATCAAGGACCGCAAGTTCTTGATGACCGAAGATGACCTCATCCTCAAGATTCCATACCTAGAGCGCCAAGGTGCTAACGCACTGCCAATGGTTGACCTAGAGAACTACGCTCGTGTTATCGAAAAGAACAAGGGCTTTGTAGATTCCTTGGCTGGTGGTTTAGACATCAACGACCCAGACTCATGGCGTTACACCACGGGTATTCTCAATGACATGTGGAAGGCTTCGGTCCTTCTCCGTCTCGGCTATACCATCCGAAATGTCTCCGAAGGTGCACTTTCTATCCTTGCCAAGGGCTACGGCTTGATGGCTTTGAGCGACTTGAACAAAGAAGGATTCGGTGCTTGGTACACCAACCGAGTCCGAGGACTTGAGCGCCTTGCAGATAAAAGGCTTGTAGCCCAAGGACTTCGTGAAGATTCTGTCAAGTTGCGCCAAGCCTTTGCTGAAAAGCAACAGGAGTTCATGGCTTCTGAGCGTTTATACGACGAAATCAAAGATTACTTGCCAGCAGTTGAGCGTTTATACAGACAGGGCAAACTGACCGAAGACCAGTACCGTGAGGTAGTTGAGGTCTTTCAGTACGCAACAGGCGAGTGGCTATACCACGGCTCAACAGCACCGCTAACTGGTTTAGACAATGCCCGCGCTTTTGCGATGACTTACTCTGAGGACATTGCCAACCGCTACGCAGAGGCTGGCATGCCAGTTATCTCAGCATCTGAGATTTATCGTAGGATGACCGGCAGGGCTTACCCGATGCCGAAGAACCTACGCACCCGTGAGGGCGAGCGCCTTACCCCAAAGCGTGAACCATCGCTTTCTATGCAGACTATCGCAGCAGATATGCGCGAAGGATTCCAGCGAAGCACTGACAACGGCAATACCGTTGAAATGCTCAACACTCAGACTGGTCAGTGGCGTGCTATCAACCCAGAGACTGTCTCGCAAGAATCGCTTCTTTCCCGTCAGTTCCGAGTCCGTAAGCCTGGAAACCAGGGCGTTGTCATGGGTCGCAAGGTGTACGGTCAGACCGTTGACCTTCGCCTAATAAACGGCAACCAGTCTCGTATTGGTCTAAACGACTATCCAGAACTCAAGACAATTCTTGAGATTGACAGCGCTGCTAAGTGGCGTGGTCGTGCCGGATGGGAAGGCAAAGAGAATCGTCTCCTTGATTGGATGCGAGCCAACGGTGTTGGCAAACTCGTATTGCCAGATAACAAGGCTAATGGGCGTGCAACCATTCTGGTTGACCCCGACATGGTTGAGGCGTTTGGCAAGAACCCTGTTGTGTCTTTGGCAGAGAAGCGTATAAACGCAGTCAAAAATCAACAGACACTTCTTGGCGAAGAGTCACGCATCGCAAGCATCATTGAGCGCACGGTTCAACAAGGTGGCGGAACATTCCGCTTTGCCGAGTCTATGGATGGTGATGTACCAACCCAAGGCGTATCCGTTGCAGTTCGTGGCGCTACCCACTCGTTCAGCCTTGAAGATGCACGCACCAACCCACAGGCATGGATTGACTCCATGGCATCTCACTTTGAGAAGAACCTGGAAAAGTTTGGTACCGCTGACCACTTCGGTACTTGGGTTGAAGATATTGATGGCGTGCCACACATTTGGGCAGAGCCAGTCAATGTCGTTATGGACCGCAAGAAGGCTGTACTATTAGGCTCAGAAAGAAACCAAAAGGGTGTCTTTGATGTGGGCAAGGGCGAGTTTATCTCCACGGGAGGAACAGGCGATGAAGGAGCAAGCGCAGCGTTTGCATTGGGTCAAGGCACCAAAGCCAATTTCGGATATGTCTCCAGAGGAGCGGCAGGCGTTCGCCAGAGAACTCGCAGAGAAGGCTTTAGAGAACGCGTTGATGAACTCTCGGCAGCCATTGCCTCCAAGCAATACCCTCTCGACGGAATAGTAAATATCATCCGTGAGATTGCGGATGGTCAGGCTTTTGTCCGTAAGGACATGCAACAACTCATGGCTCGTCTCGATGCTCGCATCGTAGAAGAAGCAAGGATTGGTGGACCTAAGGCAATTCAGGGAACTGGTCGCCGTGTAGAAACACTTTATGACGGAACTAAGGTAGAGATTGACGATGCCTTCGGTGGCGAACTTGGTCAGATTCTACTCGACAGAACCGACAACACACAGTCCTACAGGAACTTCGTAGATTACCCTTCGCAGTTGTTTAGCGCCCAGTATGGCAACTTTGCTGAGGAAACCCTCACGCCAAACATGCCTCAGTACTACACGGGTTATGCCAACTCGCTCAACACATTCTTCCGTTCCCCAGATGGGCGTATTGACCCGCTCATCGAAATGTTCATCAACGGCAGCAAGCCAGAGGATGTAGTCCGATGGCTGCGAAAGCCAGAGAACAAGGCATACGCACAGCGCTTCAATATCGACACACCTGGTATCAAGGTGCAGTCAGAGCGCTTGAATGTCTCGATTGATGCAGAAGAGTTCGTTGGTGACTTGTATAGCGCCTACAACCGCTACCTGCCAGATGCTCAGATTCAAGAAGCCTTCCGTGCTGGAATCATTGATGAGCAGTGGCTACGCCGTCACTTCGCAGATGAGCCTGCTATGCCAGACATCATTGGGCGTATCGTGCCAACCAGCCCACAGGCTCGTAACTGGCAAGATGCTATGGCTAAGGTTGTTGACCGAGCGTTCTACTTCCTTGGCTCACTGCCTGAGACAACGATTGCTCGTCACCCGCTGGCTCGTCAAATCTACAGGGCTGACATCAAGCAACGCCTCAACACAGCCTTGGCTACAAAGCGTGTAAACGACCCAAAGGCTGAACTAACCCTGGATGAAATCAATGCCGTCCGCAAGGTTACGATTGAGTCAACGCGCCGAGAAATCAACAAGACACTTTTTACGATTATCCGCAAGTCCTACGCGGGCGAGAAGATGCGCTTTATCATGCCGTTCTTCAACGCCTGGGAGAACACCATCCGCCGATGGGGTGGCTTGGCTGGAGACAATCCGGCAGTCATTGCCCGTGCAGGTCAGATTGTTTCCTCCCTTCGTAATCAGCCTAATGTGGTTGACCAGAACGGAAACCCAACAACTGAGTTCTCCTACGACAACAAGATTGTTGTGCCTATGTCAGAGGGCGCTCTTAGCGCCGTTAGCAAGATTCCAGTCTATGGCAAAGGTATGGCACAGGCGCTTCGCGCAGCAGGAACCGAAGTAAGGATTCCAGTGCGAAGCCTTGACATCCTGTTCCAGGGTGAAGCAATCGCTGGATTCGGTCCAGTGGTAACCATGCCAGTCAACGAGATTGTCAAACTCAAGCCGGACTTGGAAGACATTGTTACATCAAGCGTGCTTCCTATCCTGCCATTCGGTCCACAAGAGGGAACCATCCAGCAGTTGTTCCCACCAGCAGCGCAGAAACTTGTCTCGCTCGTTGGACAGGATGAGGCATGGAGTCGTACCTTCAACACCGTCTATCGTTATGAGTTGATTCGCTTCAACCTTGGCGATAGGGACACGATGCCAACGCTTGAAGAAGTGCGCGAACTGGCTAACAACATGTACCGAGTCAAGATGCTCTCGAATCTGGTCATGCCATTCGCTGCCCAGTACGACTCGCCACTAAGTTTCTACACTACGCAGTTCCGCAAACTGCAGCAGACCTACGGAGCCGATGCAGAGGTGCTATTCCTGCAGATGTACCCAGAGATGGGTCCTGCTTTGGTGAGTGCTTCCTACAACCCAACGGGTGCACAGGCTTCTCAGAAGGCGTACCAAAACATTCAGAAGTACAGCAGCCTTATAAGCAAGGTGGGTCAGCAAACCCCTGAGATGATTGGCTTCTTGGTCAATGACCCTGAGGGCAAGTATGACTTCTCTGAGGCTGTGTACGCCTGGCAGTATGGCAACGCACCAGTTCCTGGCTCAACCGAGAACTACCGCGCTCGCCGAAACCCTGCTGAACTCAAGAAGGATGCCAATGTCAAGGTTGGCTGGATTGAGTTCCGCAAGAAGATGAACATGCTTGATTCACAGTTGTACGCACAGGGCTACCAGTCATACTCGGAATCAGGCGCTGAGGAGTTCAACACCCTTCGCCAGATGATGATTGCCGACATCACAACCCGCAACAAGGACTGGGCTGCTGACTACTACAGCGTAGATAGAGGCAAGTGGATTTACCGCATGGAGTCTCTCAAGACAATGCTCTCAGACCGCAAGTGGATGGCTGACAACGCGCAGCGCCCAGTGGTCAGCAGCATAGCAATTTACCTCAATACGAGAACACAGATTGCCAGAGAGTTGGCTAACCGCAAGGCATACGGTGGGGCATCAACCCTTACCGCGAAGGAAAACGAAGACCTTGATGGCTACTGGAACAGTGTCATCTACCAACTCAAGACTGGTTCTCCAGAGTTTGAGGACTTCTACAACCGCTTCCTACAAAACGACCCAGTGACACTCGGATAGGACTATGGCAACTAAAGCAGAGATAAGGCAAAAGATTCGGGCTAAGTATCCCGACTTGCCAGATAGCGACCTTCGTGATGCTGTGGATTACTTCATAGCCAATCCAGAGCAGTTCAACCCCAGAGACATTGTTTTGCCAGTAAGCAGAACCGTCCTTGAAGGTGGCGTTGTTTCTGGTGGCAAGGCTGCTTACGCTGGAGCAAAAGCAGGTCTAAAAGCAGCAAAAGATGTTGCCAAAACTTATGTTCCGAGGACTAAAACCGGCAAAGTATCTAAGGGCAAGATTTTTCTCGGAGGAAGTGCTCTTGGTGTTGCAGGTCTTATGCTTGGTGGCGGAGATGAAGATAACACCGCGCAAGAAGAAGCCTTGGCAGCACAGGCGCAAAACGACATGATGATGCAACTTGCCATGGCTCAGGCTCAAGGTATTGATGTCGAAAGCCTAGTAAGCCAGCCACTCGGACAAGCACTTCTCTCAAGCAGTGGTATTGATGCCAAACTACTTACCGGAGCAGCAGGTATCGTCCCAACCGCTGGCGGTGTTTACACGGGTAAGCCAGTTACGGTTAGCGCATATCCAGCAGAGGGTGGCGGAAGACCATCGTTTACTACCACCGACACCGTATCCACCAAAGAGTGGTCAAATATGTTTCCCATTGGCGACCCAAAGAAACTGTCTGAGTGGAAGAACACGCTCGTCAAGTCTGGGGTTGTCTCTGCAAGCGCCGGTCTTACGGAATTACGCCAGCAGTGGGATGCCTGGGGCGAGTTGTCTCAGCAGATGAACCGCATGGGCAACAAGTTGACACCTAACCAACTCCTAGAAATCCAGCGTGGTCTATGGGGTGGAGGCGGAGCCGATAGGGGACCGTCCTACAGCACATCCTTGATAAAGACCGAAAACGCTATGGCGATGTTCAAGCAGGGTGTTGAGAACCTTACGGGTCGAGTTATTGATGACACCGAGGCTGAGGAGTTTGCCAAGTTAGTCCGCAAGCGCCAACTCAAGAAGCCAACCAAGACATCCGTACAGGTTGTCGATGGTAAGAGAGTTACTGTTACGGACCCAGGATTTGGCGAGGCAGAGGCTGCTGCTCTTGTTGAGAGGCGTGCTCAGAAGGACCCAATGTTCGCAGAGTTCCAGACATCCAATGTATTTGGCAGCGCACTTGAGAAGGCTTTGGGGGTTAGAGGCTAATGGCAGACCCATTTGATAAGGACCCGCTAGGCACAGGTAAGCCATCCATGACTACATGGATTGTCAACTTGCTCAAGAATGTCCCAGAACTCAAAAACATTTATGACACCGTAAGGGACCCAAGCACCGGCAAGTTCTTGTATAACGCAGATGCCATTACGGATATGATTACCAGTAGCAGTTGGTATCTATCCAATGGACCAACCGTTGCAGGAAATATCGCAGCACGGTTCAAGTTTGGCGAGAAGTTCTACCAGCAAAAGGTAAACGAGTACAAGATAACCGTATCGGCTCTTGCTCGTGCCATGGGTCTTGATGTTGCTGACCCAAGTATATCTGAGTACCTCAGCGGGCTTGCTGAAACCTCATTCCTCAATGGATGGGATGAAAACTACATTGAGAACACCATCGTATCTAATGCAGATATTGTCGGTAAAATCTCCGGTGGAGCATACGCTAATCAGATTCTTGACCTCAACGAGTATGCAAACTTGATGGGCGTGAAGTTGAGCGACCAGACCAAGAGCAACTATCAGCGCCGACTTATCGGCGAGGTAGGTATTGATGGGCTTCGCAAGGCTGCATCTGTCGATGAACTCAAGAAGGAAATCGTCAACCAGCAGTCACTTCTCTACCCAATGTTTTCAGATGACTTTGCCGTAGGTCGAACCCTCTGGGATGTTACTTCCCTACAGCGCAAGAAGTGGGCAGACCTGCTTGAGGTAGATGAGGACACCCTTGACTGGGATGACCCGCTCTGGAAAGACGGCAAGATATTCACAATGATGGATGAGAAGAGCGGCAAGGTCGTAGCCCGTCCGGTATGGGATGCCGAGAAACTCGTCAAGAACGATGAGCGTTGGCAATATACGGAAAATGCTGCACGAACCTATGAGCAGTACGGTCTAAACATCCTTGGTCGCTTTGGATTGGTGGCACGCTAAATGGCTATGACTGCAGCGCAGTGGGCACGCTTTCAGGCTAGGTTGCCTGAGGAAGATAGAATGTCTTACCAAGAGTATTTGGCATCCGTTGGAACTGCCCCGACTCCACAGGTTACCCCTCAGACTCCAGATTTGACTGCAACAGAAGAGCGCACATTTGGTATTACAAACGCTCAACTCAACGCATTGCAAACGCCAGCAGTTACCGCTCCTACTACAACTACACCAGCAACATCTGCTGTTACAACTACACCAGCAACTTCTGCCGTAACAACCGGACCTGCTACCTCTGCGACAACTGGCGCTCCAGCCGGTACCGTCACAAAAGAGCAACTAGATGCTGCAATCAAGTCAGCATTGGCTACCCAAGCAACCGCATTTGCCAATCAACAGAGAGAAGCGGCAGCCCAGGCTTCGGCACAACGCGAGGCTGAGAGGCGTGCTGGAAAGCAGAAGGCTTCTGACCGGCTTGTTGCTCTCTTTACAACCTATGATTTAGGTAACCTTGCCCAGTTCATCGACAAGCAAATCATGAACGATGTCTCAGAAGACATGCTCATGCTTGAGATTTATGAGCGCCCTGAGTATAAGACTCGCTTTCCTGGTATGGCTGAACTGCGTAAGCAGGGTAAGGTAATCAGCGAAAAAGAGTACATGGGCATTGAGAAGCAGATGGAGCAGACTGCCCGTTTCTTTGACTTGCCTAAGGGTTTCTACGATGGACCAGAAGATTTCGGTAATTTGATTGGCAAGCAAGTATCTGCCAAAGAGTTCCAGGACCGCCTCCAGGTAGGTCAAGACTTGTCCCGTAGCCTCAACCCTTATATCAAGGAATCCCTCAGCAGCCTCTACGGTGTTGGAGAAGGTGCGCTTACCGCCTATGTTCTTGACCCAGATAAGGCGCTTAGCCTTATTCAGAGGCAGGCTAAGGCTGCACAGTTCGTTGGCTATGCTCGTGAAGCAGGCTTTGGACTCTCCAGCATTACGCCAGAAGTTGCCACGGATATTGCAGGCACTGCGCCTTATGCAAGTCTTTCAGAGCAACAACTGCAGAAGTCTTTGCAGCAAGCAGGTCAACTCCGCAGGGAGCAGTCACGCTTGGCTGGCATCGAAGGCGAGCCTTACCGCGAGCAAGAAGCGCTTGATGCAGTTATCAGTGGAAGTTCAGAAGCCCTCCTCGCATCACAGCGTAGGGCACAGCGTGAGGTTGCTCGCTTCGGCGGTACCTCAGGTTTGACAGGAACTTCCCTTAGGTCCGCAGACCTCATCTAAACAGAATCCCCACCCTGACCGACCAGCCCAGGGGGGCGTAGAAGTCTGGTAGCGATAGCCGTATGGGTTTCCCCGAACCTATGCGTGGATTGCGAATACAACCAACAAAAGGGAGATAGGTAGATGGCTACCAACTATACATACGATGACGAAGATGACGACACCTCAACAGATGTTGTCGCTCAACTCCGCAAAGTAAATCGTGCGCTCGAAAAGCGTGCAAAAGAACTAGAGCAGGAGTTGTCAGGTCTGAAAACACAGACCCGTCAGCGTACTGTCAAGGAAGTGCTACAGGCTAAAGGACTCAACCCAAAGATTGCAGCGTTTATCCCACAGGATATTGATGCTTCTGAGGAAGCAATCAACCAGTGGGTTAGCGAATATGGCGATGTATTTGGTGCACCAGTTCCAGCCCAAGAAGAAGCAAGACCCGCTGCGGATGTCAGCGCCCACGCAAGAATCAATAATGTTGTGGCATCAGGTCAACCACCAACGGTGGATGAAGATGCTATGGCAAAGGTTCTTGGGGCAAAGACCCGCGAGGACCTTGATGCACTCCTTGGTCTATAAACCAAACCCACATCAACCAATCACCAGGAGGTGAACACATGGCATTTACCGACACAACGGCTCTCGCTGGTCTAGTCAAGACAGCGTATGACCGCTATGTTGAGTTTGCCCTCCGCGCTCAGCCGATGATTCGTGCAGTCGCGGACAAGAAGCCTGCACAGCAGGCTATGCCTGGTTCAAGCGTTGTATTCTCACTCTACAACGATTTGACCGCGGCTACTTCTACCCTCGCTGAGACAACTGACCCAGATGCAGTAGCACTGCCAGATGTCTCCACCGTTTCCGTTACTCTCAATGAGTACGGCAACGCAGCGCTCGCAACTCGTAAACTTGAGTTGTTCTCGCTCTCCGATGTTGACCCTGCAATCGCAGACATCATCGCCTTCAACATGGCTGACTCCCTCGATACTGTCGCTCAGACAACTCTCGTTGGCGGAACCAATGTTCAGTACTCAGGCGCTACCGCAACCAGCACCGTGACTGTCACCGCAGCAGCGACTATCGACTCTGCAGACATCCGCAAGGTTGTTGCTAAGTTGCGCTCCAACAAGGCTGTCCCACGCATGGGTAGCCTCTACTGGGTTGGTATCCACCCAGAGGTATCGCATGACCTCCGTGCAGAGTCTGGCTCTGTCGGCTGGCGCGATACTCACTCACACACCGATGCCTCCCTTGGCAACCTCTTCGCAGGTACCATCGGAACATACGAGGGTGCTTTCTTCGTAGAGAACCCACGCATGTACTCGGCTAAGGATGGCGCTGACCAGTCCACACTTGCTACCACTCAGGTAACAGTTGCTGGTACTTCGGCTGGCTTCACCATCGGCGTTGCTTCCACTTCTGTTATCGCTCAGCGAGCAGAGGTTGGCGACAAGATTTCGGGCACCAATCTCGCCTCTGGCGCAAAGATTGCTGCTATCGAAGTTGGCGCAACGACCACCACGCTTACGCTCTCTGCTGCCAACACTGGCGCAGTCAGCGCAACAACCGTTGTCACCGTCACTCCGGTTACTCGTGTCTTCCGCACCATCGTTGCTGGAAAGCAAGCGTTGGCTGAGGCTGTTGCACAAGAGCCAGGTGTGGTCATCGGACCAGTTACTGACCGCTTGATGCGCTTCCGCCCAATCGGGTGGTACGGCGTTCTCGGTTGGAGCCGTTACCGTGAGGCTGCTCTCTATCGTATTGAGTCAGGTTCCT